CAAGAACCCACGCGGCCGTGCATGGCTGCAAAACGTCTTGGCTGAACCCGCCTAAATCAAAGGTCCCGCATGAACTTGCTTCAACTTACCAACCAGACCCGTGTCGAATGCGGCGTGTCAGGTCCTACGCTGTCTTCAGTGCAGAACCTGACCGGCGAATCAGCTCGCATCCTGGCTTGGGTTCAGCAAGCCTGGATCGATGTGCAAACGTCGAAAGAGGACTGGCTTTTCCTGCGGGAAACCTTTGAATTCAACACCGTGGCCAGTCAGTGGGAATACACCGCTGCCAACGCTGGCCTCACGGACTTCGGCAACTGGAAGCGTGACAGCTTCCGGGCGTCGTCGGTCAACAACCTATACCGCGATGAGCAGCTGCTGAACTACATGGACTGGACGACGTACAGAAACCTGTACCGTTATGCCAACATGCGCAACACGCTTGCCCGTCCTGTGGTGGTCTCGATTACGCCCAACAAAGATTTGGCTTTCGGCTCGACGCCGGATCAAATCTATACGATCAATGGCGAATACTATACACAGCCTGTCAGTCTCTCAGCAGACACTGACATACCAGGTATACCAGCCCGTTTTCACATGATCATTGTGTACCGCGCCATGATGTACTACGCCGGCTACGAGTCTGCCCCTGAAGTTCTTTCGCGCGGTGATTTTGAGTACCGTCGCCTGTACTCGCGCATGGAGATTGACCAGCTGCCAACCATTGTCAGCGGACCCCCGTTGGCTTAAAGGGACGATATGGCACAGGCAAATGTTCCGGTCAAATACGACCTGATTAGGATGAACGGTGGCCTCGATCTGGTCACCCCTACCCTGTCACTGCCCCCAGGCGTCGCGCGCGATGCGCTGAACTTCGAGGCATCCATCACCGGCGGCTACACCCGCATTGCCGGGTACGAGCGGCACGACGGCCGCCCCAACCCCTCTGACGCCCTGTACAGCATCATCACGGTCAACCTGAGCGCCACCGTGAACGTCGGCGATACGATCGTCGGCAACACCTCTGCTGCGGCAGGCTACGTAATTTCCACATCTACCAACCAGCTGGTCTACACCAAGGCTGTGGGCTCGTTTACCGTGGGTGAAGCCCTGAAGGTAGGCGGCGTCACCAAAGGCACCCTGACCGCCCTGGGCGCGGCCTCGGGAACGACCAGCCTGCAAGCTGCCCAATACCTGAACCTGGCTGCTGACGCCTACCGCGCAGACATCACCGTTGTGCCGGGCTCCGGTCCAATTCGCGGCGTCGTTTACTTTGGCGGGGTTGTCTACGCTTGGCGCAACAACGCCGGCAACACGGCCATGGCCATCTACAAGTCCACAACCAGCGGTTGGGTCCTGGTGCCCCTGGGCTTTGAGCTGGCGTTCGACACCGGCTCCATTCAGTTTGCTGAAAACAACATCGTCGTTGGCCAAACCAGCGGAGCGACCGGCACGATCAAACGGGTGGTGCAAGCCTCGGGTGCATGGACATCCAACGACGCGGCAGGCTACCTGGTTTTTGCCTCAGTTACCGGCACGTTCCAGGCTGGCGAGAACCTTCGCGTGAGCGGCACCACTTATGCCCACGCCGTCGGCGCGCAAACGGCCATCACCCTGGCGGCCAATGGCCGCGTCGAGACCACGCGCGGCAACTTTGGTGGCAACAGCAACCAGACCCGCATCTATGGGGCTGACGGGGTCAACAAGGGCTTTGAATTCGACGGCACGGTCTATGTGCCCATCCGAACCGGCATGCCCACAGACACGCCCAATCGCGTCGCATTCCACAAGCAGCACCTGTTTTTCTCCTACGGTCAATCGATCCAGTTCTCCTCCCTGGGTTTACCCTACCAGTGGAACCCGGTGCTGGGCGCTGGCGAGATCGCGCTGACCAACGACATCACCAACTTCTTGGTCCAGCCTGGCGATCAGTCAACAGGGGCCATGGCCATCTACACCGACAGCGACACTTTCATTCTGTACGGTACGAGCTCGGCCAACTGGAACCTGGTGTCCTACAACGTGGGCACCGGGGCCAAACCCTACACCGCGCAGAACATGGCCCAAAGCTATGTGTTCGATGATCGAGGCATCATCAACTTGCAAACCACGCTGAACTACGGTAACTTCGATTCAGCAGCCCTGACGCTGAACATTCGGCCGTTCATTCAGCAGCGACGCAACTTGGCCACCGGCAGCAGCTTGAACCGCGAGAAGGCCCAGTACCGGGTTTTCTTTAGCGACAGTTACGCGCTGTACACAACGATCTCCAACAACCAAATGATGGGCGCTATGCCCGTCCAGTTCCCCAACCCGGTGACCGTGGTGACCGAAGGCGAGACGCCTGACGGCGCTGAGACTTCGTTCTTCGGTTCAACCAACGGCTTTGTGTATCGCTTGGATGCGGGCACATCGTTTGATGGCGCTGAGATTTCCGCCAACGTGACCCTGGTGTTTAACGCCATCAAGAGCCCTCGCATCTTGAAGCGTTACCGCAAAGGCTCCATGGAAATCACCGGCACCAGTTACGCAGAATTCACTTTCAGCTATGACCTGGGCTATTCGTCGACAGACATTGGCCAGGATATTGGCGGGCAGTATTCCAGCAACTTGATCTCAAGCTATTGGGATTCAGTCAGTTGGGATGCTTTCGTTTGGGATGGTCGCACTCTTGCGCCGTCTGAAGTTGAGATCAAAGGCACTGCGGAAAACATCGCGGTGCGGATTGCCTCAATCTCAGACATCTACGCACAGTTCACCATTAACTCAACAATCTTGCACTACAGCATGCGCAGAGGACTTCGATGAGCAATTCTTTCTACAACCACGGTGCGTTTCCATCGACAGGTTCGGCAGCAACTTCGGCCTCAATGCGGGCCGAGCTGGACCTTGTTGCGGCAGGCTTTGACAAGATGCCCACGCTGGCAGGCAACGCCAACAAGTTCATCATCGTCAACAGCACGGGCACTGGCCTGACCCAGACCGATGTGTTGCCGGCGTTTACGGTTACCGACACCGACTTCACGGTCCAGGACGACGGCGACAACACCCGCAAATTCCAATTCAACGCTGGCTCAATTACGACAGGCAATACGCGCGTATACGTGATGCCTGACTTGGACACCACGCTGGTGGGCACCAACGTCACCCAGACCCTGACCAACAAGACGCTGACTGCGCCAGTCATTGCAACCATTGTCAACACCGGCACGCTGACGCTGCCCACATCGACCGACACCCTGGTTGGCCGCAACACCACCGACACGCTGACAAACAAGACTTTGACCAACCCGGTCATCGGCACGATTGTCAACACCGGCACCTTGACACTGCCCACATCGACTGACACCTTGGTGGGCCGTCAAACGACAGACACCCTGACCAACAAGACAATCAGCGGCGCGAGCAACACGCTGTCCAACATCGCCAACGGATCATTGAGCAACAGCTCAATCGTCATCGGTTCGACCACGTTGAGCCTGGGCGGCACAATGACCACGCTGGCCGGCGTCACCATCAGCGGTGCAAGCAACACTTTGTCCAACATCGCCAACGCGTCGTTGACCAACAGCTCCATCACAATCAACGGGTCGACCGTGGCTTTGGGCAGCTCGGTCACCGTGACTGCTACGGCTACCAACGCGCTGACAATCGGCAACGGTTTGAGCGGCACAAGCTACAACGGCTCGTCAGCGGTCACCATTGCGATCAACACCGGCGTCACAGCCGACCTGTCAACTGCGCAGACGTTCTCAAACAAAACGATTAGCGGCTCGGCCAACACCTTGTCCAACATCGCCAACGCGTCGTTGACCAACAGCGCCATCACAATTGGCTCAACCGCAATCAGCCTGGGCGCAACCAGCTTGACCATTGCCGGGTTGACCAGCGCCTCGGCAACCACCCTCATCTCGACAGGCAACCAGGCAACCAGCGTGGCCATCTCCGCGATCGGGCATTCGTCTGGCACGGTTACGGTGACCACAAGCACCGCCCACGGTTTGACCACGGGTGACACGGCGTCGATTGACGGTGTGGCCGACTACACATTCTGCGGCGTGTACACGGTCACGGTCTCAAACGCCAACGTGTTTACGTACAGCCAGACAGCCAGCGGGGCCTCGTCTTCCGGCGGCTTCTCGACCAAGCTGAGTGGCACCTGGGGCTTGTACGCAGGCGGCACTGGCCCGTCCTTGGCCAACGGCCCTGTGATTGTCAACGCCAGCAGCCAAATGCCTGCGCTGCGCGTCACGCAAGGCGGCAGTGGCTACGCATTGATTGTCGAAGACGCAGCCAACCCAGACACCTCAGCGTTCATCATCAGCAACGCCGGCGACCTGACGATCAACACCAACAAGTTCACGGTGGCTGCGGCATCGGGTAACACCCTGGTTGCTGGAACCCTGGACGCCACTGGCAACTTCAACGTCAACACCAACAAGTTCAGCGTTGTCGCAGCATCGGGTAACACCCTGGTTGCTGGAACCCTGGACGCTACCGGCAACTTCAACGTCAACACCAACAAATTCAGCGTTGTCGCGGCATCGGGTAATACCACAATTGGCGGCACGACTTCGTTTGGCGGCAACATCGTCTCGAACGTCTTGTTTACTGACGCGACTTACGACATCGGTGCCAGCGGTGCGAGTCGTCCACGCGATCTGTTCTTGTCTCGCAACCTGGTTGTTGGCGGCACGCTGACCCTTGCAGGTGGCGTCAACCTGAACGGTAACGTCACAATCGGTGATTCATCTGCTGACACCCTGACTGTCAACAGCACGATCACCAGCAACCTAATCTTCACTGACAACACCTACGATATTGGCGCAGACAGCGCAACGCGCCCTCGCACAGGCTACTTTGGCACAAACCTTGTTGCTAACCGTAGCGTTGGTATTGGCATGACTCCAGAGTCAGGGTTGAGCACCAGTTTTAACTTTCTTCGCATGACGGCGTCTACTGGCGCTTCGCTAATTTCAAATTCAAGCTCCGCACGTTTAGGTGTGAACTGGATTTTTAATTCCAGCAACGTAGATGCGTATGGTGGCAACGGTGTTGCCTCTTTGTATTTCCAAAATGTTGGCGTTCACTATTGGTATACAGCACCAGCAAATGCAAGTGGTTTTGGAGCTGCCGTACCTTTCGAGAACAACATGCAGTTGTCTCGTTACGGCAACTTAATTGTTGGAAACGATGGAGCTTCCACAAACTTAGCCGCAACGCCTTGGGGTACAGCTTATTCTTCTGTTGAAGTTAAGTCTAGGGGTAACGGTTTATCGTCCTCTGGTGCGGCACAGATAATTCTGACCAACAATGCCTACGACACTGCCGGTGGTGCTTGGGTATATGGGATTGGTAGCAACTATGCCTCTTTGATGCTTTCTAACGGCAACTCTACGGCTTGGCAAGGTACGGTTTCCACTCAAGGTGCTGGTAGCGCAATCACTTGGCAAAACTTGATGCAGTTGACAATGCCTGCAACAAATCAGGCCACTTTGACTATTGGTAACAATGCGGGTTCGGGGGCAGGTCGCAACGTCATTCTCATGGCTCAAGGAGGTTATAACGACCAGCCCGGCAATCAAACAACCCCCTCCACTGGCGATAAGTTTGTTTTGTACGAAGGTATCAACCGTTCTGCAATGGGTATTGGCAGTGACTACAACTTCTGGAGCCAGTCAAAGTCGTTTGAATGGTGGATCAGCCCAACAAACTCTTCGTCAACCCTGACCCAACAGTTGTCGCTGTACTACAACTCGCTCAACTTTGGTGCAAACGACAACACGGCTCGCTACATCAGCGTTAAATACTCGACCGTGCCGATGTACATGTCAAACTCGTTTGACGGCTCAAACGGTATTTCATCCATCTCCAATAACATTTGGAACCAATCAAACGGTTCATACGCTTGGAGTTCGTTTGCAAACACGGGTTATGGTGCGGCGGCTATTCAGTTGATAGCGGCCTCGGGAGGCAACTCGTACATCACGATGGGTGCGGCTTCTCAAGCAAACACCGTCCCCACAGGCAGTGTAAAGGTTGACAAGTACGGCATCAATGCAGGGTCGTCTAGCTTCACTTCCAATTACAGCGGGGCATTTTTCCCTAACGTATTGTCAAATCAAAACTTGTTTGTTGACGGTAGCTCAAACCGCGTTCTTGCACTTGATAGTTCAGCCACAAGCGGCAGTATGTGGCTTAATCTGAGTACTGTTCCAAAGTACGCGAACGATTGGGATGCTACCGCATGGAGACGTTGGGTCAACGTATCAAGCACTTGGTACAACGCCTACAACTTGCTACCTGAGTCTGGCCTTGAGCGTGAGGAATACAACCCCGGCTTCTTGTACGAGGTTGCAACAGGCACGTCATATAGCAGTAGCTGGCAGAAGATTACTTACGACGTTTCGGGTGGTAGTCGTAATCTTGCACGAGATGGCGTGGGGTATTCCACTGCCAACGGGCGCTTTACAGCCCCCTGCTCTGGTTGGTATCACTTTGCGGCGCAGATCACACTTTCAACTGTTAACGATACTGACGGAACAATCAAATTTATTTTGAATGGCGATACAAGTTCTTATAGCCCATCGTCTTCACAATACGGCACGGGAAGTCCCGCGCAATTCCCCGGCTCTCGTCAGCTTTCTGGAACCATGTACCTGACCGAGAACGACTATGTAGAGGTATATTGCTTTTTCAGTAGTAGTCCCAACGTGGTTCGTGGAACACAGCCGTACGCTGGTTCTTTCTCAGGTCATTTTGTTGGATAAAAGGAGATTCAAATGTCAGTCACTTATTCTGTAACCCTCACTGCCGCGCAAGACAAGGCGTTTCGTCACATTGCTCTTGACCCCCAAGAGTGGATCAATAACGCAGTTTTGAGCCGTGTATCAGTTGCCGTAGACAAAATCTATCGTGCTGAAGTTGACCGTAAACTTGCGGCGGGTGAAACCATTTCTGGCACCAAGGAAGACCTCGTGCTTGCCTCAAACATCAAATCCGTTGAGCAAATGAACGCCGAGGAATTGGCAAACCGTTTGGCTGAAAACGCCGCTCGTCAAGGGGTGACTCCATGAGTGCCGTGTTTGCTTGGACTATCCAGAGCATGACGGTATCCACGACGGAAATCGACGGACACTCTGAGGTGGTGCTGACCGCGAGTTGGCAGTGCGTTGGTACTCAATCTGCTGGTGAAGGTTCCCCTGAGTATCAGGACGCCATCACAGGTGGGTCAAACTTCCCAATCCCTGCTGAAGGCGGCTCGTTCACGCCTTACGCTGACCTGACCCAAGAACAAGTTTTGGGGTGGTGCTATGCAAATGGTGTGGATCAAGCGGACATCGAGTCGCGCATACAAGCCAACATCACTGCACAAATGAACCCGCCAGTCATTCAACCTGCCCTTCCCTGGGCATCTGCTGAAAGCGCGTAATGGATGAGAACGCAGTGATTGACAAGACGGAGGCTCGCTTGAACACGCATGAACAAATCTGTGCCTTGCGCTACGAGAACATTGACCTTCAGCTCAAGAGCACCGTCAAAAATATGGAGCTGCAATTCCAGGGCAGTAATGCCAGGCTCAAGCGCATTGAGCAAATCATGGTCGGCGCGTCTATTGCCGTGATCGGTGGCTTTGGCTCAATCATTATGATGCTGCTGAGCTTGATGGCCAAATAG